CCGGTGAAGAATCCGGTGAAGAATCCGGTGAAGAATCCGGTGAAGAATCCGGTGAAGAATCCGGTGAAGGTGAAGAATCCGGTGAAGGTGAAAAGCCCGGTGAAGAATCCGGTGAAGGTGAAAAGCCCGGTGAAGAATCCGGGGAAAAGCCCGGTGACGGTGACGGTGTCGATTACTCAAGCGAAAGCCTTCGCGAGATGGAGGACTTCTTAGAAAGCTCAACTGATACGGGCGATTACGGGAGTTGTTATGATCCCGGTGACAAGCGGTTGCTTGAAGTGGCGACACCCTTTAAAGATGTCGCCACCTCCCGTGAACAAAATGTTCACTTTAAAAAGATGGTGGACGATTACGAAGTTCCTAAAAAGTTCCAAGACTTTCGAAAAAAGTCCCAATCGCAAACCAGTTATCTGGTAAAAGAGTTCGAACGGAAGAAAGCGTCCTTCCGCTATTCTCGGGCCACAGAGGCCCGCTCTGGTCGCTTAAATATGAATAGCGTCCACCGCTATAAGATAGATGACAACATCTTCCAGAGCGTCACCCGACTGGCCGATGCGAAAGATCATGGCCTGTTTATGGTAGTGGATTTTTCCGGGTCAATGGGTTCCGTGATACATGAGGTAGTCGAGCAAACGCTGAACATGGTATTTTTCTGCCAAGCGGTGGGAATCCCATTTGAGGTGCATGGATTTAGCAGTGGGCCTACCCCCCAGCCCCTGCATCAGCTCGATGATGAGATGGATTTCGCCCACACCAAAATCTGGGAATTGTTAAACTCCACCATGAAAAGGAGTGTCTTGCAAGGTGCGATGGAGACGTTGTATGCATCGGTCACTATGGGGGGGGTTGGATATGATGCTCCTAGTGTCATCGAACGTATGTCTGGCACCCCGCTGGTGGCCACTATCGTGGTTTCTAGGGCCATGATTCGGCGGTTTCAAAAAACCCATCGCATCCAAAAGACCGTTGCAATGTTCCTGACTGACGGAGAGTCTGGCATTCTGAACTCGGTAGATCGCCTCAATAGAAAGGGATGCCTGAAATTTGGGGAGCATTTCATATCGGGCCATAACGCACGGGATGCGTTTAAGGCGCTGCGGAAACAAACGGATATTGTGCTGGTTGGTTTTAGACTCTCGTATAAAGGGGATTCTAATCGGATTCTTAACCGGGCATTGAATAGTCGGTATTCTGAGGTTTCAGAATATTGCAAGCGATTCAGAGCAAACGGGGTTGCGCATCTCACTGAGGCACTGGGATATGATCACTTTTTCCTGTTAGACAGAAAGACTCTTGATGTGGACGACACTGACCACCTCGACTTGGGTGATCAGTTTTTTGATGCCACTGATCGTAAATCTGCCACGAAATTGGCCAGACTTTTCAAGACTTCAGCAAAGGCCCGCAAAGAATCGCGAAAGTTCCTGTCAATCTTTTCTGACATTATCGCATAAACATTTGAAATGAAAAAAGTTCAAAAACTTGTTCAAAAACACTTGACGGCACCCCGCGCTCGACTATAATGAGCACGTAACCGAGAGACAACAACCTGTAAAAACAAAACTAAATCATGTATCAAATTGACAAAACACTCGTTCGGGACCAGATGGTCGTTACTCATGGCAATATGCGCTCGTTCTTTTCACGGGCCGAAATCATCACAGCTTGCGAAAGTGTGGGATATCCCGCCGCCGTCGCTGGGGCTTTGCTTCGGCAAATGTTTAAGGTGGGAAGGGGGGCATACTCGTTTGATGAGCCTCTTCCCGAGGTGACCGCTGCATACAATTCCGCAAAGGTGGCGAAAGTCTTCGCTACTCCTGCCCCTGCCACCATAAAGATGGTGTCCGGTGTCACTGACAAGTCTGGGGATGCGGTGTTTGTTCCAGATGTCGATGACACGTTTGTGGCATGGGGCAATTTCGCCAATGTCAAAAAAGCGCTCTCTACCCGCCAATTCTTCCCGATTTACATATCGGGTCTGTCTGGTAACGGCAAGACCTTTATGGTCGAGCAAGCTTGCGCTCAAGCAAAACGGGAGTATGTGAGGGTCCAAATTTCCCCTGAAACGGATGAGGACGATTTGATCGGCGGCTTTCGCCTCATTGGAGGGGAGACGGTCTTCCAAAAAGGTCCGGTGCTTCGGGCAATGGAGTCTGGTGCGGTCCTCCTGATTGATGAGATAGATAGGGGAACCAACAAAATCATGTGCCTTCAGGGAGTGCTTGAAGGCAAGCCTGTCATGATTAAAAAGACGGGTGAAGTGGTTTCTCCTGCCTCTGGGTTCACGGTCATCTCGACCGCTAACACTAAGGGACGCGGGTCTGATGACGGGCGGTATAGTGCTGCTGGAATCATCGACGACGCTTTCCTTGAACGGTTCGTGGTGACGATTGAGCAGCCCTATCCGTCGCGGGCAATTGAGACTAAAATTGTTAAAAAGCACATGGATAAGTTCGATGTTCCGGTGACTAAATTCGCCGACAAGCTGACCGCTTGGAGTGAAATTATCCGAAAAACATTTGAGGACGGCGGGGTGGATGAATTCATCTCGACTCGGCGGCTCTGCCATGTGGTCCAAACTTTTTCGGTGTTTGAAGATGAGAAAAAAGCGATTAGCCTATGCATCGCTCGCTTTGATGACGATACCAAAACGGCATTCGTGGACCTTTACGATAAGCTTGGCGACGATCCTGCACCAGCCGTGGCTGACGAGACCAGTAACGAGGACCCCTTTGGACGCCGCTGTCGAGCATCAGGAACTGCATAACACACAGGCCACGAAAATAAAAATGAAAAAAAGGGGGAGGGCGACCCCCCCCCGCAGCAGAAAGAAAAACAATGAACAAAATCAGTAAAGAACCCCCAGCGATTAGAAACGAATCCACTGTGTCTAAAAAATACGAAATCACAAATGAAAGTTCTCCGGTTTTTTCAACCATCAAACGAATTCGCTCTCTTCAGGATTTTGGTAAGGTTAAAAAGGGCGAGCTTGGTGGCTTCATCGAATCCGAAGACAATCTAAGTCATGAAGGCGACTGCTGGGTCTCTGGGGAGGCAATGGTCTTTGGCAACGCATCGGCCTCTGGGGACGCAAAGGTCTCTGGGAACGCATTGGTCTCTGGGGCTGCAAAGGTCTCTGGGAACGCAAAGGTCTCTGGGACCGCATTGGTCTCTGGGCACCCAAATGTCTCTGGGAACGCGGAGGTTTCTGGGAACGCAAAGGTCCTTGGGAACGCAATGGTCTATGAGAACGCACAGGTCTATGGGAACGCATCGGTCTCTGGAAACGCATGGGTCTATGGGAACGCATCGGTCTCTGGAAACGCATCGGTCTCTGGGGACGCATCGGTCTCTGGGGACGCATGGGTCTCTGAGAACGCACATGTCTATGGGGACACACAGGTCTATGGGGACACCGCAATCTGTGATACCGCACGGGTCTTTGGGAACGCAAATGTCTTTGGAGAAGCAGAGGTCACCGGGAACGCAATGGTCACCGGGAACGCAATGGTCTCTGGGGAAGCATGGGTCTCTGGGACAGCAGTAATCTCCGGGGACGCAACACTCTCTGGGGACATACGGGTCCGAGGTTGACTTGCGGCATATTTTACACTACAATCACCAGCAATGAAAATATCATCAAACACACTTACTGTCCTTAAAAACTTCGCCAGCATCAATAGCAACCTCGTTATTGATGCTGGCTCGACCATCAAGACGATCTCTGAACCAAAAACGATTTTGGGGGTTGCGCGGGTATCTGAGAAGTTTGACAAAAAGATCGGCATCTATGATCTGAATAGATTCCTTTCGCTAATCGGCCTCTTCAATGATCCAACCCTCGATTTTAAGGATGACCATGTTGTCATTTCATCATCGGAAAAGAGTTGTCATATTGGATATTCCGAGCCAAGCATTCTCACATATCCAGCCAAGGACATTAGCTTGCCCGCCAATGATGTTGAGGTTGCAGTCACACAATCTCATCTCAATGAGATATTTAAGGCAGCAGGTATCTTTAGATTCTCAAAGATTCGAATCCAGTCTACTGGGAACGGGCAACCCACGACTATCTCTGTATTTGATGATGGGGATCAGGATGGCGACGACTTTAAGATCACCCTAGACCATAAGACTGAGAAAACCTTTGATATTCACTTTTCAATTTCCAACTTGAAGTTGATCCCCGGTGATTACAAGGTCTCGATCTCATCGAAGTTCATAAGTAAATGGGAAAGCAAATCGACAGCATTGGACATCCACTACTTTGTGGCAGTAGACAAGACATCAACATTCGGAGAATAACACTATGGAAAATCAAAAAGAAAATGTAACTGAACAAGAAACCCCCAAACCCGGCATCTCGTTGGGAGACATCTCATTCGCTATTCAAGTTCTGAAAATTGCTGCACGGAGAGGGGCCTTTGAGTTGAACGAAATGAAAAATGTTGGTGAGCTGGGGGAACGCTTTCAGGGGTTTCTCAATGCACATGCGCCACCAAAACCCGAGGAAGAACCAGTTCAGGAAGAACCCGAGGAAGAACCAGTTCAGGAAGAACCCGAGGAAGAACCAGTTCGTATCTCTGAATTGAAAGAAGGAGCAGACTGACCCTTGCCCTAGAGTAAGTGGGAGCAAGACTGGGTTCATCGAGCTTGCTTAAACCTCTGCAAAAACCCACACCTTAATATTATGAGCCAAAACACACAGATACGAATACGAAAACCACTGAATGCCCTTTGGGTCATCTTCGATCCTCTTGACGGGGCGCACGTTTTTGGGAGCAAGGCGAAAGCCGAAAACACCCTAAATCGATGGGAGACAGAATCGGACGGAGACCCCATGGATTCCGTTTGGGAAATGACTGGTCCACTGAAATACTCTTTGGATAATACCTAAGACCTGAACCCAATTTGTTATGAAAGAATTTCTATGGTGCGAAAAACACCGCCCACAACTCATCAACGATGTGGTCCTTCCCCCGGACCTCAAGAAAACCTTCGCTGACACTGTAGCCTCCGGGGACCTTCAAAATATGCTCTTTACCGGATCTTCAGGTCTCGGTAAAACGACTGTTGCCAAGGCATTGTGTAATGAGTTGGATCTTGACTATCTTTTGATCAACTGCTCTGAGGAGGGTGGCATCGATACCCTTCGACAGAAGATCAAGTCTTTTGCATCATCCATCTCATTGGATGGCGGGGTTCGTGTGGTCATCCTTGATGAGGCGGATTACCTGAATGCCAATTCCACCCAACCCGCTCTTCGTGCATTCATTGAAGAGTTTAGTGCGAATTGTCGATTTGTGATGACTTGCAATTTCAAGAATCGAATCATAGAGCCGCTACACTCTCGATGCTCTGTTTTCGATTTCAATTTCAAAAAATCTGGTTTGGAAATTCTTCAGGCCGCGTTTTTGCGTAGGCTGGAAGCAATACTCGAAAAAGAATCTGTCGAGTATGATATCAAAGTCCTCGTTGAATTGATCAAGAAATTCTCCCCAGATTGGCGGCGAGTTATCAATGAGTGTCAACGGTATTCGACATCAGGCACATTAACTCCCGATGTGCTGGTGAGCATCTCAGACCAGAGTCTTCGTGATATGATGGAGATGCTTCGTAGAGGGGAATTCATGAGTGTTCGGCAGTGGGTGGCAAATAACAGTGACCTTGATGGCAACGTCACTTTTCGCGCAATCTACGATTCGCTGTATGAATACATGACCCCACCAAGCATCCCTGAAGCAGTTGTGATTCTTGCAAAATACGGATACCAAGCCGCGTTTGTTGCGGACAAGGAAATCAATCTGATGGCATGTCTCACTGAACTTATGGCAAGGACGAAGTGGAAATGAGTATTTCAAAACCGAAAGTATTCGACTTTCTGAACAGCATCAATTCAGCGAGCAAAAAAAGCCTCTTTGCGGGGGGTAATGCTCTTGAAGAGGGGGCGAACCCAGAGTCGCCATCCAAGAGTTACGTCCCGTTTGTGATCAACCGCTCATTGTCGTATTTTCAGGATACCATCCTGCTGGCGAATGAGATGAACATAAACCATCACCTCCCACCAAAGATGCAGTATGATTTTCTGAAAAATGCAGCCAAACCCCGGAAGAGATTTGCCAAGTGGGCAAAGCCTGTCCCTGATAATGACATGATCGACGGTATTGTTCTGGCATATCAATGCTCTCGCGCCAAAGCAAGAGAGTTTGCTAAAGTGATGTCACCGGACAACGCTAAGGAGTTTTCTGCCCGCATGAAGAGGCATATAAACGCACCATCCTGACAGTTAATGCACCAATCACGAACAAGTTGTAACCCATAAATAACAACATGAATGATGATGATCAAAATGTCGAGTGGAGTCCGTCTGACATGCTGGAAGTGACGCTGGGGGACCCTGATGATTTTCTCAAAATACGGGAAACCCTAACGCGCATTGGTGTCGCCTCGCACAAGGATGGCAGCGCCCTTTACCAGAGTTGTCATATACTACACAAACAAGGTCGATACTTCATCGTCCACTTCAAGGAACTGTTCAAGCTGGACGGGAAAGTCTCCACCTTCACACAGGATGATCTGAAGCGCAGGAATACGATTTCAATTCTGCTTTCCGACTGGGGACTGCTTTCACTTGAGCGCACCCCCGAAGAAACGACATCTCTGCGACACATTAAAATTATTCCGTTTAAGGACAAGTCTCAGTGGAGGCTCTGCGCAAAATACAGCATTGGAAACGGAAAAACCGACTCGGGACCCCCCGATCCAGAATTCATTCAAGACTGACGTTAATATCGAACAAAAGGCGGGACTGCTGTTGCAGTCCCGCCTTTTTTGTGATACACTCGGGAAATGACAAACTTCTATACGTCTGTTTGCAAGTGGGGCAAAAATATCCTTTACCGTGGATACGACTCAAATGGAGATCGTGTTCAAGAGAAAATCTCCTACAAGCCCGCCCTGTATCTTGAGACCACCAACCCAGAGCATTCCAAGTGGAAATCTTTGCATGGGAAGCCTCTTGAGCAGATGCGGTTCGATTCCATGAAGGAAGCGAGCGAGTTTGTTAAAACCTACAAAGGCGTTGATGGATACAACATACATGGCAACGACCGCTACGATGCAGCATTCATCCAATCCAAACACCCCGGAAAGATCGACTTCATCCCAGAGAATGTGGAGACCTACTTTTTGGACATAGAGACCGATTACAATGACGGCTTCCCAAATCCAGATGTTGCGGACCAATCTATCCTGACCATCGCCCTGAAGTCCAGCAAGGAGGACGTTTATCGAGTGTGGGGAATGAAGGACTACGATGCCAACGCATCTTCCACTGGCCTGAAGATCGACTATTATCACTATCACGATGAGGCATCAATGCTTCAGGCATTCATGGTCTGGTGGGCATCGAGTCCTCCCGATATCATTAGTGGGTGGAACATTCGATTTTTCGATGTTCCGTATCTGGTGAATCGGGTTTCGCGGGTCTTGGGGACGCATGTCGCAAAAAACTTCTCTCCATGGCGATTGGTGGACGAGAAAATGATCAGGATGATGGGCAAGGAACAGCTTGCGTTTAATATCCGAGGAGTTGAGCAACTAGACTACCTTGATCTTTTTAAGAAGTTTGGCTACAAGTATGGCAATCAGGAGTCATACAAGCTCGACCATATTGCCAATGTTGTTCTGGGGACCAAGAAGCTCGACTACACTGATGTGGGTTCTTTGAAGAAGCTCTATGAGCAGGATTTCCAGAGGTTCGTGGACTACAATATTGTTGATGTCGAGCTAATCGAACAGATGGAAGACAAGGTGGGTCTTATCAATCTGGTCCTAACGATGGCATACCTTGGTGGGGTCAACTACACCGATACCCTTGGGACGACTGCAATCTGGGACTCCATCATATTTCGGAGACTTGCACAGAGACATATTGCGATCCCTACAAGGAAGGAGAATCACAAAACTGAATTTGCGGGAGGGTATGTCAAGGAGCCTCAGACCGGGATGCATGATTGGGTCATGTCCTTTGATTTGAACTCTCTTTACCCCAACATTATTATCCAATGCAACATGTCACCAGAGACCCTGATACCACAGACCCGAGTTGAGGGTCTGAACCCGGACAAGGTTCTGGATGCAACGGACCCGGTGATCGACATCGATGTCTCTGTGGCAGCAAATGGGTCATGCTACCGGAAAGACAAGCAGGGCATTCTCCCTGAGATCATTCAAGAGCTGTATGATACACGGGTCACCATCAAGCAGAAGATGATCAAGGCCCAACAACGGAAAGAGGTGGAAGGTGGGAACCCATCCCTTGAGCGAGAAATCGCCCGTTGCGAGACTGAGCAAATGGCAGTGAAGATTCTGCTGAACTCTTTGTATGGAGCTATGGCGAATCTTTGGTTCAGATATTTCGATATCAGAATCGCGGAAGGAGTCACTCTGACAGGTCAGTCTGTAATTCGGTATGCAGAGAAGCACATCAATGACTATCTTGACGAAGCATTGGGCGAAACCAAGGATCGTGTAATTGCAATTGACACAGATTCGGTGTATGTGAATGTGAATGATGTGATCAAGAGGGCGAACCCCAAGAATCCGGTTGCGTTTTTGGATAGATTGGGATCGGAGGCACTGGAACCAGTCTTGGAGAAATGCTTTGATGGGTTCTGCAAGATCATGAATTCTTATCGCAACCGAATGGTCATGAAACGGGAGGTGATCGCAGATCGTGGCATCTGGACCGCAAAGAAGCGATACATTCTCAACGTCCATAACAGTGAGGGTGTCCAGTATGCGAAGCCCAAATTGAAAATCTTAGGCATCGAGGCAGTGAAGGCATCTACTCCGATGGTGTGCCGGAATGCCATGAAAGAGATGTTTCAGATCATCATTTCGACTGACGAGAAGACCACTCAGGCCGCAATCGCAAAGTTCAAAGACGAATTTAAAGCCTTCACACCAGAACAGATCGCGTTCCCGCGAGGAGTATCCAATGTCGTAGGTTACCGAAACCCAGAGAAGATATACGACAAGGGGACTCCGATGCATGTGAGGGGGTCGCTGCTCTTCAACCACCATGTCAAGCTGGCAGGGATTCATAAAAAATACGAACTGATCCGTAATGGAGACAAGATTCGTTTCGTCTACCTACATCTCCCTAACCCGATCCATGAGAATGTCATTGGATTCATTGACAAGTTGCCCGAAGAGCTTGGGCTGCACCGATACATAAACTATGATCTCCAATTTCAAAAAGCCCTGCTCGACCCTCTGAAGTTGATACTGGACTCCATTGGCTGGAGTCCAGAGCCAATCTCCACATTGGAGGATTTCTTTATTTGATATGACGACATCATTTACACTTTTCCGAAACATCTACGATAACAAGACCCATCGTTCGATGTCATTCGATTCCTTCGATGGTTTTGAGAGGCTTTTGTATCGACTGAGCGAACAGCCGGGATACAAACCCAAGAAGGGAGAAAGGAAACCGGGGTCACCGTTGATCTCACCGGCATCCTACACATCAGGGTCTACACGGGGAAACGATAATGTGGTTAAGTGGAACGGATGGGCCGCACTTGATGTTGATGATTATGAGGGGGGTTTCGATGCCGCCATGAGGGTGTTTTCTGAATACTACTATGTGTGTTATTCCACCGCATCGTCAACAAAGGAACACCCAAAGTTTCGGGTGGTGTTCCCATGCACATCTCCTGTTGCAGTCGATAAAATTCGACACTTCTGGTATGCCATGAACACCGAATTTGATACGCTTGGGGACAAACAGACCAAGGATGTGAGTCGGATGTATTACGTTCCGGCGCAGTATCCGGGGGCGTTTAATTTCATCTTCAGCAACGCCGGGGAGATTGTGAACCCCTATGACATGATGGGAAAGCATCCATATACCGCTCCAACGGTCGGAAGCTCTCTGGGCGGGAGTCTTCCAAATGAAATTCAAATTGAAATTGCAAAAAGTCGATGGCAGGGTCTCGGCAACCCATCCGCTGCCACATGGACCGGACTGCAAGATTGCCCATTTGTGAATCAGAAACTTGTGGGGGAATATGGAAACCTGCCTTTCGGGTGGTATTCGAAGATGTATTCCATCATGGTTTCTATTGCCAGCAATGCAATTCGAGCGGGACACCAGATTCACCGGGGGGATGTGGTCACACTTTGCAAAGAACTGGATGCCAGCACTGGAAACTGGTATCAGGGAAGAGCATGGGACAAAGAAGCTCAACGGGCGATTGATTATGCCCTGATGAATGCGTAGTCTGAATAACAGTAAATTTCCCACGCAGGAAATACGACTTATGAAGAAAAACACAAAAACGACCGCATGATTGCCGTAGACATCTTTTATTTGACAAAGGCGCAGCTCACCCCCATACTCTAAAAAAATATGAAAGTATACCCAACTCCCGAATCTCTTGGGCTGGAGCCTCACACCGATCCGAAAGACTGCGCGTTCCAGTATTACAGTGACGGTAATATGGTCGAGGACACCAATCTCATCACTCGCACCGAAGCGAATGCCCTTTGGGAAAAACATAAACCCTCGTTCAGACTGCATGTTGAGAGGGGGGTTGATGCCTCTGTTGCACTTTGGATAAACATGAAATATCTCAGCAATTATCGGGAAACCGCAGTGAGACATGATGCAGCAGATTGTATTATGCACAAAGGACGAGTGTGTGAGGCGAACACCATATGAAAACACGACACGAAATACTCAAAGAATGCCCCGAGGAATTCCAGACGGAACTCCAAAACTGGATTGATGAACTCGAAACTGAGGTGCTTGTAATGATAAGCGATCTCAACTCAATCAATGGGATCAGTGATCTGGGAAGAGTCGAAACTGCTTACATAGACTTGATTAATCTCGCCAAGAAGCTCTACTGATATGAAACTAGAAGACCAAACAGACGATGATCTACGAGCACTGGTTATAGCGGGGAACGACGACGCCTTCAGTGCCATTTATGAGCGTTACCGTGGTCATTTTTATGGCTTCTTATACTCGATGCGGGTGCCGACACAAGATATTGGCCCGCTCGTAAATACTTGCTTCATGAAGATCTATGATAATATCGAGATCATCGATAATATTAAAAGCTGGGGATTTACCACATGTAAGCGGGCATACATTGACATGTACCGGAAGTCTAAGGGCAAGAATTCGCCAGTCCCGATATACGACGATGACGGCTCTTTGGATAGGCTAGTGGACAAGTCTAACGCTATCAAGGAAACCCCGTGTGATGACGCGATTAATAAAGAAGAGGCGGCGGAAAACAAGAGGCTTACTGGTTTGGCATTTGACTGTATCGGTCGATTGAAAGATGCTCATCGTAATACAGCCATGCTCTTCTACAAAGATGGCCTAACGTATGCCCAGATAGCTAAGACGCTAAACATCCCCATAGGCAGCGTCATGAGTAGGCTTTATCATGCCAGAAAGAAAATTGCAAAAGAAGTTCGGTTTATAACTCTAAAAGAAAACAAAGAAAGGCAAGTTAAAAATGAAGTTTAGTGAATTAAAATTTGAGAGCATGGGCGCCATGCAGGACGCAGACGCAATTCGAGCCATTGTCGATCTGGGGAATGGATATGAGGTCTCTGTGATCAAACACCAACAAAGCGGTGGAGGCAGGGAAGGTCTTTATGAGATAGCTCTTCTTGGTCCCATGTATAGTAGAAACATTCAGGAGGTGGAAGAGTGGGAATGTGTCCTGAGCAATGGACATCTCACTGAAGAAGATGTCGAAAAGGAAATGGAATTCCTGAAAGAAAAGGTTGGGCAGTAACATGATCGATGCTATATCGTTTTTTCTGACCTTTGTTTTCTTCTTTGTGGTTATTCCGCTTGCACTTCACCTTGGGGCCGCCTTCATCGTCATGTGGTGGGCTTGTGGTGGCGAGGGTGAAGACGCTCCCAAGCCCAAAGACAAGGAGACTGAGCTTTAGTGGTTTACATGAGGCCCGGAATGTCGTATAATGATTGAAATGCGAAAGAACCCACCAGCACATGAAATCATGATCAAAGCCAATGAACTCAAGGTGCTTCTGGACAGACACGGGATTGAGGTGGTGAGTCGGGTAAATCGTATACACATCAAAGAGTATTTTGAAATCATAATTTCCAATATCAAAAATGCAAACTCAAAATGAACAAAAATGGGATCGGCGTTACCTTAAAATGGCGCAACACATTGCTGGCTGGTCAAAAGACTCCACACAGGTAGGAGCGGTCGTCGTTGGTAAGAACCACACAATTCTCTCTCAGGGATACAATGGTTTCCCCCGAGGCATTGCAGACTCGCCTGAACGCAACCAAAGACCCACTAAGTATGATTACGTTGTTCATGCAGAGATGAACGTCATCTACAATGCGGCTTTCAATGGAATTTCGCTTGAGGGTTCGACACTCTATGTCTCAACGCTTCCGGTATGTGCCGAGTGCGCCAAAGGGATCATTCAGGCCGGGATCAAAAAAGTCGTGGTAACCACCATGGATGCGCCACCACATTGGATCAAAGAAATCCGTCGAGCGGCAGAATTTCTCAAAGAAGCAGACGTTATGTATCATAAAATCACACTGTAAAAACCACCAAAGTAAGCTAAAATACCCCCCTCAAATATGAAAAGACTATTTTTTGACATCGAAACCTCTCCCTGTATCGGGTTCTTCTGGCGACCCGGATACAAAATCTCAATTTCTCATAATAACATTATTGAAGAATCTGCGGTGATTTGTGTTGCATACAAGTGGGAAGGTGATAAGAAAGTGCATACCCTCAAGTGGGACAAAGGGGACGACAAAAAGATGCTGGAGGATCTCTTTCCGGTCCTTCAGGAAGCAGATGAGATCGTTGCCCATAACGGGGATCGGTTTGATATTCCGTGGGTCAACACCCGCCTCTTGAAGCATGGTCTGGGTCCAGCTCCGATCTGGAAGTCTCTCGATACGCTCGCATTGGCGCGAAAGCGATTCCGCTTCAACTCTAACCGGCTTGACTATATCGCAAAGTTCTTGTTTAAGGAGGGCAAGATGGAAACATCATTTGGCCTCTGGAGGGACATCGTTTTGGACAATTGCCAAAAGTCGATGAAGAAAATGGTAAAGTATTGCGCACAGGATGTGAGACTGCTGGAACGTATTTGGGGAGAACTTCATAAGTATCACAACCCGAAGATCCATGCCGGGGTTTTGGCGGGAAGGGAAAAGTGGTCTTGCCCTCGATGCACATCCTTTAAAGTGGGTAAGTCGAAAACCCGATACACAGCAGCGGGAACTGTGCAGCACCAGATGAAATGCAAGAAGTGCGGAGGATACTATACAATCAATAACTGCAACTTCAAGAAATACCAAGAAGAACAGGACTGACATGGCAACACTCATCGACAGACTTAAAGCAGCGTCCAAGGTGGAGGGGGTATCAATCCTCACGGATTCTAAATTCTTCACCAAAAAGGACATGATACAGACACCGGTGCCCATGATCAACGTGGCTTTGTCGGGGTCATTGGACGGGGGGCTTATTCCCGGTCACACCATGCTGGCGGGACCAAGTAAGCACTTCAAGACATCATTTGCGCTTCTGATGGCATCCGCTTACCTCAAGCAATACAAGGATGCGGTCCTATTGTTCTATGACACGGAGTTTGGCTCCCCACAGGCATACTTTGAGTCTTTTGGGATCGACACGGATAGGGTTCTCCACACACCTATCACGAATATCGAGACGCTGAAGTTTGATATGGCACATCAGTTGGACAATCTGACGCGAGGTGAAAAGGTCATCATCATCATTGACTCCATCGGTAACATTGCATCCAAGAAAGAGGTCGAGGATGCTCTTGGCGAAAACACGGCAGCGGACATGACACGGGCCAAGCAACTCAAAAGCTTGTTTCGCATTGTCTCGCCCCATCTGCCGATGAAGGACATTCCCATGCTGACCATCAATCACACATACAAGGAGCAAAAGATGCATCCCCGAGATATCGTGAGTGGTGGTACTGGTGCATACTATTCGGCAGACAACATCTGGATCATTGGTCGTCAACAGGACAAGGTTGGCACTGAGATTCAGGGATACCACTTCATCATCAATGTGGAGAAGTCGAGGTTTGTGCGAGAGAAGTCCAAAATTCCAATTTCAGTTTCATGGGAAGGTGGAATTGAAAAATGGTCAGGGCTGCTGGATGTTGCGCTAGAAACGGGGCATGTCATCAAACCTAAGAATGGATGGTATATGCCCATCGATCCTGTGACCAAGAAAGAACTTGCACCAAGTAATTGTCGGGCAGCGGACACTATGAAAAGCGAGTTCTGGAAGCCGATTATGGATACCACCAATTTCGCTGATGAGATTCGAAAGAAATTCACTGTGGCTCATTCGCCCATCATGGAGGAAGTGACACCATGAAGAAATGGTGTATCCAATGTGCAGATCAAAAAGGCTTGATCCCATTTCAAGAAAACCCCGATTGGGTCGAGGGTTTCTGCTGGGAATGTGGCAGGGCAAATATGTATGTTTTGGAAGAAAAAGACTATGAAGACGAACGGCAAGGGAGATTCACCTCGCAATTGTTTTACCCAGAGGTATCGGAACAACTATGACGACATATTCGGTATAAAAACATGTAAAAATGACAAATCGAGAGATATTACAGCGTGTCAAAAATCTGGAGGACCAGATTCAGAGGGAGATCGTTTGCCTCCAAGAGATCAGGACGTTTAATTTCTTCCTTGAGGGTTTGATAAAAGATATAACATTACTGAGAGAGGAGATTGAAAATGATTGAATTACCAGTCTGTAGAATGTCAGACCGCGCAACTGTCCCAACCAAGGCACATATACACGATGCTGGGTGGGATTTGTATGCGGCTGATGAATATCAGGTTTCGCCCGGTAAACATCAAACAATTAGCACGGATGTGTGTATGGCGATTCCGCATGGTTATTATGGGCGAATAGCCCCGAGGTCTGGGTTAGCCGCAAACCGTGGAATTGACATTCTAGCTGGTGTGGTTGACTCTGGGTATCGAGATGAGATCCGCGTGGTGCTTATCAATCTGGGCGATATGGTTTTTTGCATTTCACCCGGAGACCGCATCGCACAGATGGTTATTGAAGTTGCTCCCTCCACGGCACTCACAGAGGTTGACACTCTTCCTGAATCAGATGGTCGTGGTGTGAATGGCTTTGGATCGAGTGGAGTGAGTCCTCTTGAAAACGTCGATCTGATTCTTAATCAAGAAGAGAGGAACTGCTCGTCATGAATAAAAGGAAGACACCACTCCCAGAACACCAAGCGTGTCTTGGCTGTGCTATTGCATCGTCGGTCATCGTAGTTTTAGTTTACGTCGTTGCTGTTATCGCCACAATCATCCTAAGATAAAGTAATATGAAACCCGCGTTCACAAAAGTCAACCGATACGTTTTCGATCCCAAGGCGATGTCATGGTCTTTGCCATCTGGAACTACATGCCCCGGAGCGGAACAGTGTCTCGCCAAGGCAGACAGAACGACGGGCAAGATCACGAATGGCCCAAAGCAAAAATTCAAGTGTTATTCTGCACAAGGGGAGAGATACCCATCTGTGCGGAGTCGTTACTGGGCGAACTTCGATGCTGTTCGTGGCAAAACCTCAAACGAGGTGTGTGACATTTTATCCGACTGTTGGCCTATAAAAGCCCGCCGAAATAGGACACACACTGCTGGCGACTTTTTCTCAGAGCAGTATTTCCTTGGGTGGATGGAGTTCGCGGCGTCCAAACCAGATGTGCAATTCTGGGCATTCACAAAATCTATTCCATTCTGGGTTGGCAACATGGGATCGGTGCCGAAAAACATGGAGCTGCAAGCGTCATACGGCGGTAGGTGGGACAGTTTGATCGAGGAGCATGAGCTGAAGTTCGCCAGAGTGGTTTGGTCGCCAGAGGAAGCAGAAAAGCTAGGATTGAAAATCGACACAGATGACCGACTAGCCGCCTATCCGGGGCCATCGTTCGCTCTCCTTGAGAATTTTTCAAAGAAAGGGTGATTTTCATTTGACAGGATCGGCTGGTTACGCTTATTATCTTCCGTATGAGAGACAACAACAACACGACGACGACCACCAAAGAGACCGCCCTCCTTAACAGCATTGCAGAGGGGATGGACGCCCCCGGCGAAGGATGGCTTCATGAGATTGCGGATGCATCCCACAGCACAGCGGGGATTCTCGGCTCGCTGATCAAAAAAGGGCTTGCGACAAGCTTGGAAGAAAAGGAGCCGGGAATGCCTCCAGTCTTCTGGGTTGAGATCACAGCAGCCGGAAGCTCCGAAATCAACGCATAACCCCAAAACTCAGTTCAGACTGAACTGAGTTTTCTTTCTGCTGATTCGTGAAAACCAACAAGAAAACCTCGGTCTCAGTGTCCTGTTGCATGTATTGCCCGCACTTCTTCACCGATGGATACCTATTTGAAGGGGATCGGTTTTGCACCAAGATGCAGAAAAATGTAGAAAAAGAACTTGACTTAGAGGAAGAAGTGAGTCAAGATTGCCCACTACAGGCTAAATGAAAACTGAAAATTACATTTCAAATATGAGGAGAAAAAGTTTATGGTAAAACAAGAAATCGAACAAGAATTACTGCCGCACTTCGAGCCAGCAGAGCAGTCGCTGAATGACCTGATTGCATATATGCAAGAAATCCAATTGACTTTTGGAGAACAGGGCTACCACACCCTTTGGGTAAAATGTGACTTTTATTCATATGATGGAGGGAAGGATTATTCAATCTGGGGAGTGCGCAAGGAGACCAACGAAGAAGCGCGAACGCGAATGACTGATGCAAGGGTGTTAAAGGAAGCGGTTGCAGCAAAGAAGCTGGCACACCTGACGTTTATTGAAACCGAAGCTCGCAAACTGGGACTATTAAAATGAAATTTGAACTTACAGAAGCCAACAACGAGGCAGGGCTTGCAGTCCTGAAGATCACTGAAGGCGAATTCAATGGAGTTGAATTCGCCTTCAAAACCGTGCAGTTTCATGAGGAGGAGGGCGATGATACCTCTTGCCGGGTCAACATAGACTTTGATGTCCTGAAAACCCCGGATGAGCGGTCTTGTCAGGATATCGAAAAAATGGAGCCTTTCCAAGAAATCCTTGGGAAAATCATGAATCAGATTTTAGAAGAGCAAATACAACATAATGAGCAACAGTCCCAATCTGACAAATCTAATCCTTAGAAACCTGATACAGCGGGAGTCGTATTGTCGTAAATCCATACCACACATCAAGCCTGAGTATTTCGAGGGATCAGACCGAATCGTCTACGACCTGATCCTCCGGTTTATCATCAAATATTCAAAACTCCCTAATACATCTGCCATACAGGTTGAGTATGAGCAGTCAGACTTCAAGAAACTCAATGCGGATGAGGTGACGAGTATCATCCACTCACTATCTAAGACAGATGAAGACACCAAAGAAGAATGGCTTTTGGATGCAACTGAAAAATGGTGCAAGGATCGTGCAGTCTACCTCGCCATCATGGAATCAATCCAAATCATTGACGGGAAGACCAAGGACGGCAAGTCTGAAGGCGCTATTCCCGAGATTCTGAGCAAAGCACTTGCGGTGACATTTGACACCGCTGTTGGGCACGATTATATCGAGAACGCATCTGATCGATACGATGCATACCATCGGGTCGAAGAGAAGATTTCGTTCGATTTGGAAATGTTCAACACCATCACCAAAGGTGGGGTTCCTAAGAAGACACTGAATATCATCTTGGCGGGAACTGGCGTGGGAAAATCCCTGATGATGTGCCACTTTGCTGGCGCAGCTCTGCAACAGGGTAAAAACGTGCTCTATATCACCATGGAGATGGCAGAGGAGCGAATTGCCGAGCGCATTGATGCCAACCTCTTTGATATCACTATGGATGACCTTGAGCGGGTTCCCAAGGCGACCTTTGAGTCAAAGATCAACGAAATCCGCAAAAAGACATCGGGGAGGCTTGTGGTTAAGGAATATCCGACTGGGTCGGCTCATGCTGGGCATTTTCGCGCCCTGTTGAGCGAATTACAGATGAAGAAAACCTTTACCCCGGACATCATTTTTATTGACTACCTGAATATTTGTGCGTCCAGCCGAATTAGTGGTCTAGGTGGGTCGATCAACACCTATTCATATGTCAAGTCAATTGCCGAGGAGGTCCGGGGGTTGGCAGTGGAGGCAGGGCTTCCTATCTGGTCTGCTACACAGCTTAACCGCGAGGGCTTCAAGAGTTCTGACGTTGAGCTTGAGCATACGAGCGAGTCTTTTGGACTTCCCGCCACGGCAGACCTTATGCTTGCTGCGATCAGTAACGACGCACTTGCATCAAAGGGTCATCTTATGATCAAACAGTTGAAAAACCGATACAATGACCCCCAGCGCAACCAGAAATTTTGTATTGGGGTAGATAAGGCCCATATGCGACTCTTTGATCTTGAGAATCCGAGCGCGGGCATCGTCCAGTCTTCAGTTCAGGGTAATAATCAGCCTACCCAGACTCCCTTTTCTTCCGGGGGCGGGCCGGATTACTCAGGTTTGAAAGTTTGATAAAAATGAATTCAAAATGTGTGGATATTAATGCCATCAAAAGTTGTGGACAGGATCGTCTGGTTAGGCATTTGGATTTGTTTAGCGGGATAGGTGGATTTGCAACCGCCGCCAAAAGGGTGGGATGGAAAACAATAGGATTTTCGGAGGTAGAAAAATATGCAATCAGAGTTTTGGGAAACAACTGGCCAAATGTGCCAAACTACGGAGACATCCGAGAAATGCGAGGTGTCCCATGTGACGTGCTCACTGGTGGATTTCCCTGCCAACCATACAGCAAGGCAGGGAAGCAACTCGGGAAGCACGACGAACGCCACCTGTGGCCTGAAATGCTCCGAGTCATCGGAGAATCAAAACCCACTTGGATCATTGGTGAGAATGTGCCTAACCTCATCAAAATGGGATTGGACGAAGTGCAAGCCGATTTGGAGGTTGAAGGCTACTCCAGCCAAGCGTTCAGTATTCCAGCTTGCGCCGTTGGCGCACCCCACAAACGGGAAAGGCTTTGGGTGGTCGCTTACGCCGACAGTGGAAGATGGAACGCGAGTGGGGAAACCTTCAGCATGGATGGAATACAAGGAGATGAAGCGTACCTGCCAAGCTCGATTAAGACATCAGGCGGCGTATCGAGATGGCAAGGAGGGGAAGCTGAACTCAGAATACCTAGAGTGGCTGATGGGATACGAGACGGGGGCGACCGTAATAAAGCCCTTGGAAACGCAATCGTGCCAGACATCGCCTACGAACTTATGAAGATGGTAGATTGCTTTCTGCCTTCCGATTATTCAGGCTTGAAACATTGAATTGAAAAAAACTTCAAAAAAGGTGTCGAAACCCCTTGACGGAACTTCGGATTCCGGTAGTATGTAAGTGTCGGTTGAGAGCTTGGTGCTCGCGGGTTCGACTCCCGCGCCGGGGTCTTGGTTTCAAACCTTTTATGAAATCGAGGGCCGGTTAAAGGTGGGAGCACTTTGGGTTCGAGTCCCAGCAAGGAATCTTCCGATGGCTCTAGTTCGCGGTTCGAGTCCGCAACAACCAATTAGGTTTTGGTTGAATGGTGAGGACGAGGTCGGAAACGACCTTCCGGTTTCCCCGGTAGAGCCTTTCTTTTTACTCAGGTTTGAAAGTTTGAGTTGAAAAATTCGCTTCAAGATTCATATTTTGGCGGTTTCCAAAATTTCCATATGCTAAATAGCAGTAATATACAAATTACGCAAAAGTTTGACATAACACCCCAACCCGTTACAAATACATTATGAGCAAAAACGACGAACTACAAATGGCTATGCCTGACACACTTAACGAAAATCAAGACTTTTTGACCAAACCGCACAAGGACTCGGAAGTTGATGCCCTCAGAGCAGAAGCCCTGAAGACCCATACTGCTTGGATGCGATTTGAGAAAAAGATGGGGTTGGGTGGCACATCTTCTGACCTTAATAAGGCAGAGGGTCTGGCTGATAAATCAGAGTCTGCATTTGCGGCATATGTGAAGGCAGAGAAGGCTAGCCCGAATTCGGTATATGTGAAGGCAGAGCATGTCATCCCGGTGATATCTGAAGCTGTTGACCTGAACAGTGATACCGTGGAGGACTTTGTGAAAGAGCTGAAACAAGGGATTAAGGTCCCTTGGGTGTATGTTGATTATTCAGATCTGGGGTCGTTCAATAGCGGAAGGCTCGATAGCGGCGGGTCGGGAAATATGCATGTGATCATAAAACTCTCTCTGGACCCCAAGAACGAGTGGACCAACGGAATTCTACAGAATTCGGATTGGCAAATGATCTCCATAGAGCAGAAGTCCGGGAAAATAAGCAGCGATTACGGACGTTTCAAATTCCGAAAAACCAATTTCAAAAATTCCGCCGATGCCATCAAAAAAATCAACACATGGGTCGCCAAGATTCAAGCAGCCTAATACCAAAAAAGCATGAAATCATTTGAACAAATTCGCCAAACCCCAGAACTAGAGACATGGGTTGATGGGTCTCCAGAAGATCTGGAAGAGGGTTTTATCGTTTCGGGCGGAACCCCGGATGACCCCAAAGTGAGAATACCGCTTCATGGGACTACTTCCCTGAGCCGACTCAAGAAGGATATCACCTCTGATCTGGCACACTTGACACGGCTCATCACCCGCGCTGTGGATTTTGATCAGGCCATTAGCATGGTGGGAAACAACAACCCCTCTGAGAGTGTTTTTCAAATGAGACTCCGGGTTCTTCAAGGCGTCGAGGACGAACTTAATGGTCTGGATCTGGAAGAAGACCTTGATGAAGCACTATATTCAGTAAAAACAACTCATGTTGTGATTGATACAGCAAATGATGATGTTGTAGTTGGTACTGCATCAAATGAAGAGGGTGCAAAAAGAACAATCTCTTCATCAGAAAGACCACCAATTTCAATTAAAAATAAAAATACTTTAAAAATTGTTAAGTTAAAAAAACCAGCAGGTGAAAAGAGATCTGGGGAGATGGTTGGATATCCTTTAAAGGAAAATGCTGAGTTGGAGGAAGAAGACCTTGACGAAGCACTAACACGCTCTCAGCGTATTAAGCGCTCTAATATTGCCAAAAGGAATTCGGCAAAAATGCAACGGGCAATCAAAAAAGCCAAATCGAAGAAAGCGTCCCCCGAGAAGCTTCTCAATCGGGCGACAAAGAAGGCGCGGGATGTTATTTTCAAAAAGCTACTCAAGGGGAAAGATAAAGGAGAAGCGTCTTTCAGTGAGAAAGAGCGTATCGAGAAAAAACTTGCCAAAATGTCGGGTAAAATTACAAAGATGGCAAAGAAACTTATTCCAAAACTAAAAAAAGCCGAGCAGCAAAGAATGGCATCAGGCGACAAAGACTAGCAAAACGATGAAATCCTTTAAAGAATACATAACAGAGTGCCAAAAAACCTTGGTAGTAACTTTTGGAGATTTTAATCCACCCAGTTCGGCACACCAAGAGACCCTTGATATGGTTGCGGAAATGGCCGGTGGTGGGGCAGATTACAGCATATACTCTTCACAGACTCAGGATGCTCAGGCGAACCCCCTGAAGTATCGGGACAAGGTGAAGTTTATGCGAAAAATGTTTCCTACACATGCCCGAAACATCCTATTGGATGAAAGTGTCACGGAGGTTCTTCGCATTGCTGATCAGGCATACGAAAAAGGTTACACTGAACTCGTCTATGTCACAGAATCGAGTGCGGTTGCTGCAACCACGGCATTGCTGACCAAGCACAACGGAGAGATGCGAGAGGACGGACACTACCATTTCAGTGATGGTATTCGGGTGGTCTCTTCGGGTGATACCACAAACCTCTCTGAGGAAGCCAATCGCTCCGGGGTAACTTCGGCTACACTGCGTGAAGCCGCCGCTGCAAATGACTTTGAAGCCTTTGCTTCCAACCTTCCCAAGAACTTCGGGGAGGTTCAAGAATTGATGAATGCCACTCGCAAAGGCATGGGACTCAAAGAGACTTACGGTCACCGCAAGCACACTTCTCTACCCAAGGTCAGTGATGTCCGAGAGGATTACACTCAAGGCAAGATATTCAATGTGGGAGATATTGTCACCAAAGGCAATTCCGAGCTGGTGATCACAGAGCGATGCCCTAATTTTGTGGTCTGTGAAGATATTGAGGGAGCGGAACAGAAGTGCTGGCTGGATGACATTCACCCCCGGAGCATTGAAGAAGGTGTGGGCGATCCTGCCATCTTCAAAGCGGTATTCATGGCGGGTGGTCCGGGTTCTGGTAAATCCTACACTCTGGGCAGGGTTGGTCTGCCCGCTTTAGGGTTTAAGGTTCTTTCGAGTGATGTACACTTCGAACGCGCTATGAAAAAAGCCGCCAAAAGCGGCAAATTGTTTCCCGGAGTGGGCGAAGAGGATGTGCTTGGCGACCCAGACATTTTATCGAGCAAATCCGGGCAACGTGTCCGCAAATGGGTTGCAAAACCCCGCACCACGATGCAAGAGGGATTGTGGATTGACGGTCGTCTGGGTGTTGTTGTTGATGGCACTGGCAAATCGTTTTCTAGAATCAAGAAACAGGCCGAGCGACTGAAGAAATTTGGATATGCTGTGTCCATGCTTTTTGTGAATACCAACCTCGAAACTGCCCTAGCACGAAACGAAAAACGGGAAAGAACTCTGAAAAAAGAGGTAGTAGAGCAGGGATGGAACGATGTCCAGAACAATTTGGGCGGCTTTCAACAATTCTTCGGAGATAAATTCGTGATTGTTGATAACAGTGATGACGCTGGGGCGAAATTTCAAAAGGCGACTACTAATGCATTTAAGAAATTCAAGACGTTTTCAGAGAGTAAACCCACCTCCCCTATTGCCAGACAGTGGATTTCGGACATGGCTGGGGCAGACAAAAAACTGCTAAGGAAATTTGGCATCACAGAGGATGGGTTGGGCGACCAAGCTGAGTATTTGGGTGAGGAGTCTGCTCCCACCAAAATATCTCCAGAAGATCTGGTCAAGTTCTTCGATTCTCTGAAATCAAAGGATAAAGTGGAGGTTTGGTATGATAGCAGTGTGCGCAAAGCGACAATGTGGCTGCCTTTGGTGGTGGGAAGGAAATCCAAAAGCGCAAAGTATGACCTAGAAAAGATCACGCTAAGGCGTCCAGATGGAGCGGGTGTTAAGTTTTTTCTCTACAAGAGGAATAAAAAGGACATCTATGGCGAGAAGATTGGGGAAAGCGTCACTCTGGCGGTCGGGGACATGGGAACATCGTTGATCTCCATCCGCAAAGTATAGCACATGAAAAACATGAAAACCATCAAGAGCATACGAGAAGACATCACGCAAGCACAACTCAATTCTGTTGAGGCATATGCCGACAATCTGCTTAATAAATTTGGCATTGAAGTTGAGTTTACACGGCATTTTATGGATCGGGTAAACGATGACCGCAATACACCGGAGATTGTTGCGGATGAATTGCAATTACTTTTTGCGAAAATTGCAAAAAATCGAGGAAAGCAAATCAAGAAAGCCAAGGATATTGAGGCAGTGATCAAAGATGTGACATCAAACCTCAACCTTCCGGTGGTCGTGAGTCTCAATAGGAAGACTGGAGATATCGAACTGATCGGAAAGACGATCATGAGAAAGCGGAATTTCTTCACCCGCGATAAGGTCTTGCGGTATGAGGAAGTCGAGGGGGATCTCGATGAAGCTACCTTCAAGGATGATAGTGCGAAACCCACTCAATTTAAGGATGAGAAGGACCGAGGAGATCTTTCCCCTAAATCCGAAAAAGCGGTCGCGGTCTGGGAGAAAACCCTCCGTGCAGATGCCAAATATTTTTTCAACACTGCGGTCGGAGAGGCAGCGGCATTTACTTTCAAGGAAAGCACGGGCGGGTCTTCAATCAAGATCACCGATATACAGATCAGCAAATTGGCAAAGGGTCCCAAATTTCGAGTAATTGAATTTGGAAATCGCGCCTTTACAATTCAATTCTAACAAGGGTGATTCGGATGTAGTGTGACCATGGAATCATTTTCCCAATTTCACAAGAGGGGCGAAAGCGTTGGTCATCTGGAAGAGTCCAAGGTAGAGGATTTCCTGATCTGGGAGCCTGAAGGCGATCTTCGCCGCATTGCAGACCGGCTCAATGACCTAAAGAGTAAACGATCAGAGGTCTACCGGGGCATTTCTGAACTTGAATACAAGGTTCTGACCCGAGATGGATCAGTGAAATCCAAAGGGGACGGCAACACCAGCGACATTGATGGTTCTTATGTCGCGGACAACATCCATCTGGCAGGACGGTTTGCTATGGTGGCATACCGTGACACTGGAGAAGGATACCTGCTGATTCTGAACCGCAAGAAGCTTCCGAATCTGGACCCCAGAGACCCCGGAAATTATGCGGTCTCCAATATCCCCAAAGACTCAGTGAAGAAGGCGATTAAACTCTCGAAACTTAAAATTGTATAAATAGGAACATATATGTTTAACGACAACGCGCTCATCCGTAAAATGGCCGGGGTGGCCGAAAAAATCATGTCCGGGGGACCTTCTTCCGAGGATGTAAAATCTCCATCATTTGTCACTGAGGCGAAATACGAGATCAAAAACAACAAAGTTCTGATAACCAAAGCAGAATGGAAAAAAGTTGGTAGGGATTTCAGAGGGAAACTTCCTGATGGGACGGTTACTATGTTGGTCAATGACCCTAAGACCGGAGGCTCAATGCTTGCTGCTGTGGATTTTGTCAATGAGGGGCGTGATTGTGATGATCTGAATCGTATGGACGAGGGAGAATACAGTGGTAAGTTGGTGAAAACTGTCGATACCCTAACCGGTCAATACGGTAAGAATCGGGTGACTGCTGCCTATGAGATCCTGAAAGGCCGGGGAGCAAAGTGGTCTTCGGCCAAAGTGGTCACTCTTGGTAGTTTTGATTCGGTTGAGGATGCCCTCCTTGCCCTTAAAAAGGTGCCCAAGGAGTGGACATCACGCTGGTATACACTGGGAAACCAGCGTTACACCGATACCAAGGCAGAATACGTTCAGGAGGGAGCGAATACCGAGGAAACTGAAGATCTTGAGGAGGCTACGAAAGGGAAGATTTCCGGTAAAGTTGCTTACGATTGGCTGAAGAAGAACAAGGTGTTTGATGATGACGATTTCTCCAATCCACCTACCTTTGACAAGGCAGTTACCGATTACAGGGGGTCTGGACCCGGTCTCGATGCATTTATCAATATTGCCAAGAAGCATGGCGGGAAGGTTTCAAATGATGGGTGGGGCTGGATCGGTGGATCTAGAGAGTTTTATGACAAGGTTTTGATTCCTGCGGCACAGAATTATGTGACCGGAAACGCACTCCTTGATGAAGGCGCAGAGAAAGACACCAAGGGTGACAAGAAGGCATATCAGGCATTCTTTCAGAAAACTCTCAAGAAGTATGGAGCAAAATCTCCCGGTGATCTCGCTGATGGGGACAAGAAGAAGTTCTATGATGAGATTGATGCCGGATGGAAGGCAGATGATGAGAAGCCTGAGAAGAACGAGGCAGTGAAAGGGAAGCCTTGGATATCTGATGATCCCGGTTTCACCCTCCCGTCGAGTGGCGATGCGCCTCAATATTGGGTCAGATACGGCAAGAGCAGGCGCGGGCCGATCTCTACCGCTAAGTTTATGACACTAGACAAGGCCAAGAAGCATTTGCGTGATGTGCAAGCCGATGGGTATAAGGGATTCATCTCAAAGAACGGCAAACCCGTCAAAGAATCTACTGAGAATGAGGATGTTGATCTGGATGAGGCCAAGGAAGTAACACCAAAAGACGTTGAAGCGCACCTAGTTAAAACTGGTGTTAATCCCAAAGACGCAAAGGATGCTGTTAGGAAAGGTTTCGGCTATGCCAGCAAGATGTATGACAAATCAGGAGTGAAGAAAATTGCTGAAATTATTTGGACACTGCACGAAGAAGTCGATCTCGATGAGGCCAAGGGCGACCTCCCTCCTGCCAGAAAATCTAGTGATCTGAAGGGGAAAGGTAAAGACCTTGAGGCTTATGCCAAGAAACATGGTGGCATTGATAAGGCTGATATGCTTGCAGTCGCCAAGATGCTCCAGAAGGGCGATGAGTCGGGTGCCCTGAAGTATGCCTCTACCATGGATACTGATCCCCGTGACTACATCCTGAGTATCATTTACTCCAATCTGGATGAGGCGGCGAAGTCCCTTTTAAATACAGGCATCAAACCAGATAGCAAACAGTGGATCAAGGCAAGGAGTCGGGTCGAACTTAAAGTCGCTGGTGCGGGTTCTTTTGATCCGTATGGGTCGCGAGGATTTGGAGGGCATCCCGAAATGGTGATCAAAAAGGGTGGTTCCGTCTGGATTCACCCATTTGATGGGGACTCATACGTTGCTACTCTGGATAAGAGCAACCCCGGAAGCTATTTCGTCTTGGCAAAATACTCAGTCGATGAATCCAAGAATTTGAAAGATTTTGCAAATTCTCTGGAAGAACGGAGCAAGGGCAAGAAGGATTATGAAGTCTATCATACCTCCTACACCGATGCTCTCAGTGAGGTTCTGGATCTCATTGCCAGAAACGGATACACAGTGGACCCAGACAACTGGTTTAACAAGGTTTCGACTGGTCCTAGAAAGCCTTCTGCTGGCAAGACTAACAGCATCATTGTTGAACTTGAAAAAAATGGAAAAGAGACCCGCAGAACCGCTGCCTTTCAGGTCTTTGGGATGGAAAGCGGTCGTTATGAGTTGAATGCCTACATATCTTAACGATTCCTGCTAAAATGAAATTGAAATATGAAATCACAGAGGCAGCACATCCAAAAAACAAGAGGTTGCGGCAGATCCGGGCGCTAATATCGCTACCAAAACACAGGGTGCGGAAAGACGACCTTGGTGGCTTCATCGAATCCGAAGATAACCTGAGTCATGACGGCAATTGCTGGATCTCCGATAATGCGCAAGTCATGGATAATGCGCAAGTCATGGATGACGCACTGGTTTCTGGGAACGCGGAGGTTTCTGGGAACGCTGAGGTTTCTGATAATGCGAGTGTCTCCGAGAAGGCTAATGTCAACCTGAATGCGGTTATCTACGGTAATGCCACAGTTAAGGGTAAAGCACAAATTTCTGGTTGGGCGGGTGTGCGCGGACAGGCGACTGTCAAAGGCGATGCCTTCATAGCGGGTCGTGTGACAGTGGAAGGAAATACTGTGATTGGTGGCAATAAGCGCCTCACAGACACAGAAACCGTCTCCGAGGAGACTGAAACGAAAGACAATGATATGGACGAAGATTTTGACTACGATCTAACCGATGAGGAAGAGGACGAAATTGTTGCTTCTCTATTGGACACCGTTGATGATGTTGATGATGATGATGACGGTCACTATAGTGAGAAAGACAAACTCAGAGATATCGAGGTCTCTACCGGGTATGTTAAAAAAGAACCGATGAAAGAAAGTTCATCCGGGAAAGAAATTGAACGTCTCCGTCAAGTATACGAGCCTCTTCGCGGGAAGAAGATTGGTCATGAGGATGCTTCCAAACTTAGTGACACGATCAGGGAACTTGATGACGACAAAGAGTTTCTCAAAAAACTTGTCAAGGCCCGCATCGCCTTTGTTAGCCGAAGTGCTGCTTCCCGGTTGATGTTCAAGCATAAGTTAGATCACGTAGAGGTGATGAGGATGATGGGCGAATCCCGTGAGGATATGCATGAGGGCGCATCTCCCATTGATGGTCGCCGCAGGGAGTTCCGAGAGAAGATTCGTAAACTCGCGTATGCGAAGGCACAGCGACAGATGGTAAAGAGCGAGGTTGAGCTTGATATTCCTGATAGCGTGGGGAACGACGACGATGATGACGACGATCTGGGCGAGAAGATGTCCAAGAAGCTAAAAGTTGAGCGTGATGGCGATACAGTTTCTGTGAGGAATGTTAAGGAATCCACTGAGGAACTTGAAGAAGCAGCCTCAGAACCTGAGCTTATCAAACAACTCAGAAGCATTGTCAAAGACCACCAACATAAAAATGTCAAGGACACCAAGTTGAACAAATCCGTTGATGTTGATGCTTTTTCGGCATCTGCAATCACGCAGGTTTACGATAAGTTGGGTTCCAAAAACCAAAAATCGTTCACCGATTTTGGTGTCACTAAGATGGCTGATATTGCATTCAAACTCATCAATAAGTCTAAATCGAAGAACGAATATTATAGCAGGGTTTAATGATCGGTTGCGGGATTGGCTTTTGCGAGCCGTGGGTGAAGCCAAGTCAACCAGCGCAGAGGATCGTGGTGGGTTGGTATACAAGCCAGTAGCTTAAACACTAACAAAAGGGTTAAATGGAGTTCATTACAGCAGTCATACTTATTCTTGGGATACTTACCGTAGTCCTGAGTTGCGTAACGGCAATGTTTTTCGGAGCATATGCAGGAGGGAGGTCGTCGGCACAAAGGCTTTCCCGAGCGATATCATGGCAACTCATCGGGGAGGGTATCATCGGTCTTGGCACCGTGTCTTTTGCATATGCCGCCCATACCGGAGCCTTGGATAATTGGTCCCTTGTGCTACAGTCTTGGATTCGGTTCATCATGTTTTTTGCGACCAGCACAACCACGTTGCATCTGCTCTGGGTCTTAGTGAGACTTCGCGGCACAAAAAACTAATACATGATCCCGTTTCTGCTATCAACCATCCATGAACCAACATCATGGGGAGATTACGGGATAATTGGGTTGATGTTTGGTTCCTTGGTGGGGATTATTGTCCTCTTTATTCGCACCTCGACAAATCATAATAAGCGGCACATCGACTTGGTAAAGACCATGTTGGATGATGGCAAGGAAGAGCGCAGTGAGATGACCGGCAGGTGGGTCAAAAGTTCTGATAAACTCGCTGATGCCATTAATGAACTTTCAAAGGGGTTGCAGGGGAAGAATAAATAACAGCAATGACGCTGTTTGATGAAATCACTTCCAAAAATTTTGAACTATTTGCGGCAAAACACTATCGGAACAATCGGTGCGTGGATTTAACCGATTTCTATGACGACATAAACCGCTTCTCTTATTTGTTGCGGCTGCTCAGGAAATACAAAGACTCAAATAAAATTAACATTCGGTTGGTGCTCAACCACATCATCACACTATACAACGTCTTCGACATAGAAGCCGCCAATCGGATGCTGCGATACAAAATTGATGATGACCTACACGATCCACTCAATTCGTTTTTAATGTTTTTGAATTATCTACCGGCGCAGGAGCAAAGATGTGCAAACATGGACCTCTCCATAGCAAAACAACTACAGGATATTTAATATGGGACTACTTAGCTTCGCCGACAATGCATATGCCTTTCGTTTCCTTCGGCTACTCACAATGCCATGGGAGAAAACTGCTGCTTTCAAGGAGGGTGTTGTTGATAAGGATGGGGTGCGCCTGAAACGACCAGAGTCTAAAGAGGAAAAGGGTGCATACACCCTCTTTCACCGGCTGGTCTTCAATATTCGCCGCCTGTTGGGAAAAATCCCCTTGGGCAAAACCACAATCGCAAGATACCTATCGGCGTTTTGGTTGATCAAGGAGAACACCGGGCTGAGTGATGACAGTATCCTGAAAGTCATCTCCGAGTCATGTGGTGTAGATCTTTCAATGGACGACCTTCGGGAGAGTCCTCTCATGTTTAATGCTTGGCTGAATGAAGATGGCGTGGTTGATGGGATGGGCGAGCATGGAGTGATTGAAGTTGGAGACTACGTGTTAGCTGAGGATGTTGCACTTCCCATTACGGGAGATTTGCTTGCCTACAAAGACACCAAGGTGTCCGCTACCGATAGCAAGCCGGTCGGTAGCATCTTCGGGACCCCTGTGTTTCCGGTCTACCATCATGATACTGGCACCACCATTTTTGTCACCGAGGCGAGCCTCAAGAAGGAGACCACTGTGGCAGGGTCTATTGAGGGTCGTCCAATGCCCTTCGGGAAGCGAAAGAAAAAGGATGTCCCAGAGGAGGAGGAACTTAAACAGGACGACGACGACGATGATGATTTGGAAGAAGCCGCAAAGGCGTTTTCCGCCACTAAAATGGAAGTGGTGACAGGGACATTACACCGCGCCCTCGGGCGCCGTATGCGGTGGGTCGTAATTGACAATGAGGGGACCGTGATTGAGGATGCCCCCACCAAGAAACGTGCGGTCGCTCTGGCTGATTTTGCTAATGCTACCAACTATGATGGAAGTTATGAGCTGGCAGTCCGCTTCGATAAGATCGAACGTGAGCGGTCCATGAAGAAGCGTCCCGCATGGGGCATGGAAGAAGCCGCAAAGGTTATGAGTTACACAGCACTTGTTTTAGACAAAGCGTCCAGAGATAAGTTAGTTTCTAGATTTAAAGATGACATTCCAGAAGGATGGGAAGTTATCGCTCACCATATGACAATAAATATGGGAGATGCAGACGGCGGTCCTGCTGAAAATATGGTAGGAGATGAAGCGCCTTTAACTGTAAAAACATTTGCTAAAGATGATTTAGTTATGGCGGTTGGAGTTGTTTCGCCTGTTCCAAGTAAAAATGATATAAAACACGTAACTTTAGCCGTCAATAGAAAAGAAGGAGGAAAGCCTTTCTTCAGCAACAAGTTGAAAGATTGGAATTCAGTTACACGCCCTTTAGTTTTAAAAGGTAAAGTTGAAGAAGTTTAGTCATCTAGCCAATTCTTTATAAAAGGACTGTTCTTTAAAAGATTGTGTCTTTCAAGAAATGAAATCATTCAGTGCCTTCATCGAAGAGGATTCGCGATTAGAGCGGGCGGGGGTAAGTGGCTACAACAAGCCCAAGGCGACACCCAGCCACCCTACAAAGAGCCATATTGTCGTTGCGAAAAGCGGTGACGATGTGAAGACGATTCGATTTGGGGAGCAAGGAGTGGACGGTAGCCCCAAGAAGGAAGGGGAAAGCGATGCTAGTGCGGCTAGGAGGAAAAGCTTCAAGGCGCGGCATCGCAAGAACATTGCAAAAGGTAAGATGAGCGCAGCATATTGGTCAGACAAGGTCAAGTGGTGATACTCCATCGGAACATTCTGAAGTTTGAGTTCGTGTAGATCTTCTCGAATCCGGCTTCGGCCAATTCGCTATCCTCGATTAAACCCTGCCATGTGTCGCGGGTGGTCCACCCATTAAGACTCTTTTTGTCGTTTCGGACTGACACGTAGACCGATCCCACCCGGTTGCTGCCCAATTCTTTCAGCGCAGAAAGAACCTTCCCCCGCTCCTCTTTCTCGGGTATGACGTTCAGGACGTAATTGCATGTCACGCAATAGTAAAAGCCGGGAGTGAGGGGGGTGTCCGGGAAGTAATGCGGGTCATACTTCATCATGTCGAGCTGTTCGGCGTCAGTTCCTCGCCCGCACCCGTAATCCAGCTTCCTCTTCCCCTCTTGACACATTGGGATGAGTCTGTTATTCATGAGCCATTGCATCGGTCCAGAGAGTTTCTTTCGCGAAATTGCCGTGAGATATGCTTTGTTTGCCATGCTTTTAGATTGTCAGAAGACTCGATTCCTGTCAATAGAAACCATAGATACAACAGAAAGAAAAGCCCCATATGAGCGAAAAAGACACCAATACCATCATCTCCCAAGAATTTGCCGCCACCTATGCAGACAAAGAACCACCTTGGGGATTTTCGGGACTTGGATACATCGTTTACAAGCGGACATATTCCAGACAAAGGGAAGATGGCACATCCGAGGAGTGGCATGACACCATTCGAAGGTGCATCAATGGGGCGCAGAAGATTGGGGCGAACTACACCCAAAAAGAGGCCGAGCGGCTTTTCGATTTAATTTTCAATTTGAAATGCAATTTTGCCGGGAGGATGCTCTGGCAACTCGGCACACCAACAGTTGACCTCTTCGGGGCCAACAGCCTTCTGAACTGTTGGATGGTTAAAATGAACGAGCCTAAAGCGTTCCCTTTCCTCTTTGAGAACCTCATGTTGGGTGGTGGTGTTGGATTTTCTGTGCGCCGGGAAGATGTCCATGAACTCCCCCGCATCAAGAGCGGGGTGGAGATTATTCATGATGAAAGGGAGGGGAAGGCGACCAACGACGCAGACTTCATTGTCCCAGATTCCCGTGAAGGGTGGGTCAGGCTTCTGGAGAAGACCCTCGATGCCTTCTTCGTGAGCGGCAAAGGGTTCTCATACTCCACAATTCTGGTTCGTGGGGCAGGGACTGCTATTCGCGGATTCGGGGGGACCGCTTCAGGACCCGCGATTCTCATGGGTGGGATCGCAAAGATGTGTGATGTGCTACGGGGGCGTGAAGGGAAGAAGCTTCGGTCCTTGGACGTTCTGGATATCTGCAACATCATTGGCTCAATTGTCGTGGCGGGCAATGTTCGCAGAAGTGCAGAAATAGCCCTTGGCGACCCTGACGACTTTCTGTTCCTGCGGGCAAAGCGATGGGATCTTGGGGGTGTCCCCAACCACCGGGCAATGTCCAATAACACCATCTACTGCGATGATTATGAACACACCAGTGAAGCTCTCTGGGAAGGATATGAGGGAAATGGAGAACCTTACGGTCTTTTTAATCTCCCGCTGAGTGAGAAATATGGTCGTAGAAAAGACGGCTTGATGAGGTTTAGTGATTTCTATCCTGCCAGCAAAGACAATGTGGTGGGCACGAACCCTTGCGGTGAGATAAGTCTTGCCAATTACGAATGTTGTAACCTTTCAGAGCTTCACCTTAACAACATCGAGTCCAAGGGAGAGATGTATGAGTGTGCCCAATTGCTCTACAAGACCCAGAAGGCGATTTGTAGTCTTCCATTCATCCATGAGGAGACCAATAAGATCGTTCATAAGAACATGAGGATTGGTCTGGGAGTGACCGGCATATGTCAATCGGAGGATAAATTGGGATGGCTCGACTACACCTACACCAAAATTCGTGAGTTCGATAAGCAATATTCCGAGAAGATGGGTTGGCCCCGGTCCATCAAGTTGACTACTGTCAAACCATCTGGAACCCTGAGTATTCTCGCTGGGTCTACTCCCGGTGTCCATCCGGGGTTCTCGCGACACTTCATTCGACGCATTCGGATGTCTTCAAATGATTTACTGGTCGGGCAATGTGTCGAACTTGGATACCATACTGAGTTCGCCAAAAACTTCGATGGAACCGAGAACCATGACACCGTGGTCGTAGAGTTTCCATGTAAGTTCGATGAAGGCGCTATCCTTGCCAAGGATAGCAGTGCAATTGACCAGTTGGAGATGGTTAAGACGATCCAGTCCGAATGGGCAGACAATGCGGTCTCTTGCACGGTGTATTACCGCAACGAAGAACTCTCAGAGATCCGAGAGTGGCTTTCCAAGAACTATAAGAATCATATCAAGTCGGTTTCATTCCTCCTGCACTCGGATCATGGATTCGTTCAGCCCCCCTATCAGGAGATTGACGAGGCTACATATACCAAGTTGATTAAAAAGGTAAAACCACTAACCCGCATCCAGTCCTCTAATGAAATGCTTGAGGGTGTCGAATGTGAAGGGGGAGCCTGTCCGGTTCGGTAATGAGATATATACTAAAATCACTGACATGAGTGAAAAGAAGGAAGAAATCGTAGAGAACATGCTTTACCAGAGCATGGCGCTTTTGGTGGTAGGCGCCATCATCTTTTACTTCTATGAGAAATATATCAAATAAAAAACTTAAATCACTAACCATTATTCCGTAATCTAATTCATAATATGAACATAGAATCAACATGCCATTCCTGCAAGAACACATACACACTTGAGTGGTATGACTATACCTACACAATGTATGACGTTGAGAATGACGAATACGAAGAAACTGAACCGATATTCTGCCCCTTTTGTGGAACACCGGGTCAAGATGCATATGAAGAAGGTGATGAAATATGAGTAACATTCAAGGCAAGGTCTGGGGTAAAACCGAGGAAATCTACAAAAACTCCACGCTGGAATTCCATCGCATTGATTTCAATGCGGGATACCAGTGCAGCGAACACAAGCACCAGACTAAGAGCAATGGGTTCTATGTGGTGAGCGGCGAGATGTTGGTTCGTGTCTGGCAAAAGGAACAGGGTCTGATTGATGAGACCCTTCTTGGCCCCGGCGACTTCACTGCCGTAAAGCCGGGACTTTACCACCAGTTTATTGGTATTGAAGATGGGTTGGCGTTTGAGCTTTATTGGTCTGAAATGGAACACAACGACATCCAAAGGCAAGTCTCCGGTGGGGAGTCGCCCGCAGACCCCACATGAAGATACTTCGGGCCAAGGAATATCCCAAGGACATTGGGCTGTGCGTCCGCGCATTCAGGGTCGATGAACTGCGGTTTCTTCCTTCGGACAAGTGGCTCCGTGTTCGAATGGAAAGATTTGGTTATGATGAAAGCTTTCGTGTCGCAGGTATGCTGTTTCCTATTGCGGTCTCCACACATGACCACAAGTGGGTCAGGAGGCGTGTCGAGGTCGAGCCAAACAACCCCGAGAACACCAACCTAGATAAAGACGGCAAGATTATTGAGGGCATGTATGTACATGTCGGTCACAAGCGGGTTCTCTGGGCAAGAGAGAATGGGTTTGATGCAATTGAGGGATACCTGATTAATTCAACGAGAGATCGACAGATCATCAAACGAGCAACGCATATACCACACGAAAAGATACCGAAACGCAGAAGATGAAAATTGCAGTCGTCACATCATTGAACCAGAGGCTTTTTAAAGAGTATGGTCATAAATTCTACGAGACCTACAACTGGGATTTCGACCTCTTTACCTACACCGAGGATTCTGACTGGGTTGCTCCCAAAGGAAAGACCGTGAACCTGATGAATGATGTCCCGCAATGTAGGGATTTCGTCGCAAGAAATAGACATCGAGATCCAGCGAGCGTCATCAAAAAAAACAGAAAGGGGCAGCGGCTGAAGGCATTCCGCTTCGATGCGGTTCGATTCTGCTACAAGGTTTTCGCCCATACTGATTTGGTTCTGGGGGCGGGGGGGGAATATGATGGGATCATTTTTGTGGATGCGGATAGCGTTTTTCATAAACCTATTGATGCGTCTTGGGTGGAAGAGAACCTCTACAGGAAGGATTGTATGATGACCTAT